AGCGCATGTAATTGAAAATCAGCTTCTCTTATAAGAGCATCACACATCTGCGTATCGTTAAGTTTAAATTGCAACTGGATGCTCTGGCCATCAGCCCAAAAGTACAATGGATGCCAAAGCCTGGTTGCGGTAATTTCAAAAGGTACTGTTGAATAGGGAGTTGTGTCCAATGTTCCCGTTCCTAAATAGTTACCAGTGCCCAAAGTTCCATTTGCTGTCGTCGATACATAATAATCCACATCTATTTGGCCTGTATCAGTTCTATCAACCAAGAAATCAACTTTTGATAGATAGGTGTTACGGCCCTTATCAGTATAAAAACCATACTCCTTAGTCTTAATTTGGATATTGCTCACACGAGATATGGTGCCATTACCTAAATACTTGCCAGATAAAACCTGTCCAAGCGAATCTACATAATTAACAGTAAAGGTATCAGGTGTCGTACTTGTAACCTTAAAGATAGGACTATGTATAATGGCAAGAGTTACTGGATCTATAGAACCATTAAGTAATTCCAGATTGTTATTGCTAACTATATCCTGAAAATACACATAATCGTTTATTTGCATGTTGTGATCTTTAGAGTAAATAGTAACAACGTTGCTTGCCACTGTTATATCAGTTACTTGAATTACAGCTGCATTAGTAGGAATGTCAGGTGATGTAATAAACGTATAACCTTGTTGATTACCAGCAAGCACTTGTCTGAATTCAGCATCCAATATACCGCTATCCCAAGGTGTTGAATCGCTCCATGTAATTGTTTCAGAATCCCAGGTTATTCCTGTAGTTGGTTGGTAGTATCCGAAGCATGTAATGGAATCAATATTCATCGACCACGTACCTGTTTGATAGTTAAATACAAGCACGCGATTACAATAAGGCAAAGTAGCGGATCGAGTATTGTCAGGAAATGACCAGTACAACATTTCAACAAAATAATCCCTTATGCCGTAGACACGATAAACACCGCCATCATTATGCACTTCAAAGATCGTTGTTGGTATTTTCTCATCTATACGCTCTACGTTAGCGCCATTACAAGCATGAACGCCAACATTGCCAACACCAATAGCTACCTTATCGAATGGAATTACCGAAAAGGTAGATTCTACACCCAGTTCTGTATTAATTTGCTGCCATACAAATGGATAAGCCTGATTACCCGTATAGGCCAATTCCCATGTAGATCGCTCAAAATAGACAATAAGACGATCTTTAACAAACTCAACGGTAACAATAGCCTCTGTCGTAGCACAATCTATAGCATTGCCCTTACCCGGTGTTTGTTGATCCCAAGCATCGACATCTAGCGGTGACCCAATTTGTGAATAACGAGCTCTATTAGGGTAATTTACACCTGCTTCCCACGTATTAAGAGCAACCAGACGATTCCTAAAAGGGACAATGATCTCGCAAGCTTGTAATGTAGCATGCGTTTTGGAATCCACTTCTGGATTAAATAAATACCAATCAGAACCGTCATAATAACGAAGGAAATTAGATTCAATTTGATTAAAATTGGTAACAAAAAACAATTTACTCGACGCATCTACTCCAAACCAAGTACACGTCCAGAAAAACTGTGAATTACTGCCCTTCCAATAAGCTGAATTATCTTCATTTTCTCCAGGTATACGTTCCCAGCCTCCGCCTATGTATTGATAAGCAAAGCGTGTATCAAAACCGATAACTGGTTCATTGTTTATAAATGGATTTTCATACGACTGTAAACCCATAACAGGAAGTGATGGATAATAATAGACATCAGTTGTTATTTCAGAACCGCGAATCTCAACAGCACCACCGCCTGCTCCTGCCGTTGTATTAAATGTAGCGGATGTTGATGTTCCTGAACGTAATAAATCAGCCGGAGCGCCCAAAACATTAACAGTAAAAACTTCATCCCCTACAGAGAATATTTGTCCTACTGCTGGCGTTACTATGGGTGTAGTAAGTCCAGGCATTATCCGGGGAACATTGCCAGAAAAGTCACCTGCTCCATTAGTAGTGCCTAACTTTACTCTGAAACGTGAACTTAACTGTGTCTCACCCATCCAACGAGAACCAAATCGTTTTCTTACTCGTCCTCTGTAGACATAAGCATTAGTTAACTCAGCAAATGCTTCATCAGGGATCAACCACGATTTATAATTTGTCTGCAACCCGCTGCTTTTGTCATAAGGTGCAATAAAAAAACGATCCATATTATGCCCCTATAGCAAACCAAGTAAAGTTAACTGCCGCAGCAGCTCCGCTACCAGAAAGTTTTTGCGAATAAACACCAAAGGTATTACCAGCAAATGCATTACTAACTAAATGCACAAAGTAATTATCATCACCAGGAAATACAGTGGAAACTTGTACAGTATACAATGTTGTTATCTTCACCAGAGTCACCGTTTTAACGCTAGCAGCTGTAACCGAGTTTCCCCATTCCATATACAGCCCTGAAGGCAATCTGGTCCAGCCATTAAGAGCAGGTAAAGATTCAGTAAAAGCTATCTCAGTTCCACTGCTTTCACGCCTAAAAAAAAGCTCAGTAACTGCAGATGTTGCACCAACTTTAGCATATAAACCCGCTTCATTGGCTGCAGTTGCTGGCGCAGCTGCTTGTTCAGGTAGTTGCAAGAACTTATGTTTACCATTATCAGGTAGATTGTAAGCAATGTGATTTATAGTAAAAGCAGCATCAATCACCGTAAAATTATTAGCGATTAAATCTCTGCTACCTAAAAGCGTTTGTCCTGCTACAGGTACATTTGTTAAACTCATCCTATCTCCTTAGTAAGGCCATGAATTCATGAACCAACCTGCTCCATATATTTTACCCTGTGTAAACATTGTCTTTGTACGTTCATTAACTTCCTGACAGATAGAAGGTCGAGCCGCCATACATTGCTGACGTTCAAATTCTGGCCATACAAGCTGAACCGAATCCATATCCATACGATCTTGGAATATTTTTATCGCAGCGCCATAGGCAACGTACTGCCACCATTGTTCTTCGCCAGGTATATCAGTTGCTAAAAGAAGTTCAGTAGGCCGTGCATCTGCTTCTATGGTTACCGCATATGCCTTATCAGGAATAGGCCTCAGATAAAAGCTTTGTTGGTAATAGAGCATGCTTATAGGCCGTGCTGCTTGATACGGTATCGTCTCTGACCATATTTTTGTAAGTGCAGGTACTACTGCAGGGAAATTAAGAACAAAAGCTCCAGTAAGATAATTAATAGAACCGTAAGGTAACGGTGAACCTGGAAGATTTAATTGTCCTAAAGCAGGCACTAATGCCGTAGGAGTATCTACAATGGTCATAGCGTTACCAAGCGCATCTGTGGTTGTGAAGACAACGTTATTTTGCATTATAGGAGCACTGTTTGCACTCGTTAAAGTACCGATGTAAGGACCTGTTGTTCCATTACCAGTAAGCCCAGTATCTGCAATAAGATTGGTCATAGGCCAATTGAGATAAAAAGAAGCACGATCTTGTGTATAAAAGCTCACAACACCAGCCACATAAACTGGTGCATGAACAGCTGTATATCTATTTTTAAAATTATAAAGTGGATCAGTCGATGTCGTTGTATTAGTTGAATAAACCTCAACATTTGGTTGTGTGTAAAACGTTAACGTTGTTCTGAGTGAAAATAGTCTTATGCTTTCAGGAAAATCATAAAGAATAAACGTATTAACGTATTGATCTATTTGAGTATCACTTAATTGTGCTGGTGATGGGCTGCGCGTAAGTAGTCGTACTTTATCACGTATCGCTTGTAACGTAGCGTTTGCCATTGAAGCTCCTTAATAAAATCATGGATAAGGTAAAACATTTCTTACTGCAGCCGATAACATGTCATTCACTTCAGCAAAGGGTATAGCTTGAGCATATTCTTCCAAGGCAAATGACCCATCCGCAAGCTTTCTAACCGGTGGTGCATACACTCCTGCAGGGTACGGTGGTGATGGCTCAAGTCTTACCTGGGGTACCACAAAGGGATCATAAAGTGTTGTATCCAGATCGATAGTGAATTGTGATGCGTTTACAACGGTAATTATGCCGTATTGCTTGTTTACCTGATTCATGCCAAAGATCGAAGGTACTAGTAACCTCAAAATCATACCGTCTACATATTGATGATTGAAAGTAGTTAATACTAAAACTCCTGCCGGATAAGAAATAGAGCCGGTTGTCACTAATGCAGGATAACTATTAGTAATAGCAGTAACTATACGCATCGCTGGTTGAAACATTGGATAGGTTAATGCCTCGTATGCCATCTTTCCCTCAAACAGTCGTCTGGTATTTAACTTCCGTTAAATCAGCAGCAGGTACCATATCAAGATCGTCATCCATAAATTCTAATGAATGGAATGCAAAACGATGAACTTTCTTCATAGCCGTCATATTGTCTACACGTGGCGCTCTTCCATCAGCAGCAGCTTGTCTTATACCAAACTGCCCCATCTCATTTGGTAAATGTCTATATTCTTTAACAAAGCAATCATTGTTCAAATGACGTGCAAGGCCTCTAGGGATACGATATTTCTCGCCGTCCTCAAAGTACCATTGCTTAAAATCATCACCTGGATATGCCTTAAAGTTAAAAGTATGCGGATTGCCAGGTGCTTCCAGGTTCTTAAAAATACCAGATACCAGCTCAGCGTCTCTATCTCGCCAGTTAGGTATGTTCTTTGCAACTTCTGTTACGGTTAATTTAGTTTTAGATTTTATTACTTCTTTAGTCATGTAATCCTCCTTAAATTTTAAAAGGTCGGGCCCCTGTAGAACCCGACCTTTGTCATTCTTTATTTATTGAATGATTTTCCTGCGATCCAAGTGATAACGTCGCCGTTAACACCAGCAGGACCTGTGACGCCAGGCATCAAAAGCAGACCTGTAGCTCCACCATTGTATACCGCATCAGCAAGTGTATTTGTTCCAAAAGACAATGCTGAGGCCATATTTTCAGCTGTAGGTATAACCATA